GAAATCCGTCTTCATATTGTTTGCGATGTCCCTGATGAACTTATTGATTTCACGTTTGAATGGAAAGGACTGAAGAAATTATGCGTGGCAGTCTCCTTTCGGTCAATAATAGCAGAACAAAAGAAAGAGCCAGAAATGACGGTCAGATATTATATCAGTTCTGCTGATTTAACCGCAGAAAAGTTCGCCACAGCAATCCGAAACCACTGGCACGTGGAGAATAAGCTGCACTGGCGTCTGGACGTGGTAATGAATGAAGACGACTGCAAAATAAGAAGAGGAAACGCCGCAGAATTATTTTCAGGGATACGGCACATCGCTATTAATATTTTGACGAATGATAAGGTATTCAAGGCAGGGTTAAGACGTAAGATGCGAAAAGTGTGGGGTAGTGATCAATTCTGGGCGGAGTTCGTGCAGCCTGGTAGACCCTGCAAGCCTTGTGTGGCGCGGGGTATGGTGATTTAGTGTGATTCTGGGCGGATTTGTGAGAAATGACCAAAAACGCTTTTTTTTGCGCTTTTTTCTGGGCGCTTTTGATCTGGTTCTGCTACAAACTTAACGGGTTTTAAATGCTTTTAAAAAAGTGTTTTATCCTTACCCGTTTTCCTCAATTTGTTCTCATCTGTTGTGTTCGGTTTTGTTGTGGTTATTGCTGATTAGCTAACAGCACACGCCCCGCCAAAACGAGGCGCTTATGCTGATTTCTTGTTTACAGGCTTAGTTTCTTGCTCCGGTGTGACGGGAACGCGATCACCTGGTGTTCCAGCACAGAAAATGGCTTTGGCGCGGCGCAAAATCTCTTTGTCATTTTCCTCATCGCCAGCTAATGCCATGCAAACAGCGTCTTTAAGCGATTGCCTGATGTTCAGGCTTTGAATGGCCTTCCTTTGCTCCTCAAGTTCGCTATCGGCTTGCTTAGTTTGCCTGGTGGGTTGCTGTAGGCGTTCCAAGATTCCTTTAATGCCCATATCGCATATTGCACTTATCAGTTGTTCCTTATCTTCTGTGGACGCTCTTTTCAATAACTCGTTAACTAGCTCGTTTGTAATATCGGGAGAAGGCTGCGCTGTTTGATTTGATAGAGAACCTCCTTTGGCGGTGGGTTCCTCACCATAAGCGAGCCAATTTAAGCTCACTTGTTCTTTATCTGAGATAAGACAAGCTATTTTAAAAGAAGGCTCTGTTCCTTTATGAATGTAGTTGTTTAAGGTTGAAGGGGGGATTCCCCAATCACTCGCAGCAGTTCTGACACTACGGTTACCTATCAGCTTTACTAAACGCTCTCTGAAACTTTCTTTTCCCTGGTCGACAAAAGAAAAAGCATCATCATTTCTAGTCATTTTTTCTTTCCTCTATAACTGATTGATTTTAATTACAAAAACCATATAAAGACCAAAATCAAAAAGAAAATACAAAGAAAGAGCTATTTTTGCTTTACATGGGCTACATATGGATCAATACTTGTATCCGAAGGGATAACACGGCGGTGTTATCCGCACGGATAACTTTTAAGGGTAACCTAATGATGGTTAGAAATGAAGTAATGAACAAAGACTGGCACCGCGAGTACATCGTTGCCGCTGTGCACACCAAAGGTTTTACATTGCGTGAACTTTCTGAACGCGCTGGTCTAAAAAAAGACTCTTTAAAAAATGCACTGTATCGCTCATGCCCTAAATATGAACGCATCATAGCCGATGCTATTGGTGTGGAACCTGCGGAGATCTGGCCAAGCCGGTATGCCAGTAAGGCGGCGTAATGTTTTATTCAGCCAATGAGCTGGCCGGTCTTCCTGGTTTGCCCGGTACAGTTCAGGGGGTGCGCTGGACGCTCAATCGGATCACAGAGACGCACCCAGAATGGAAGCGCAAGCGCGAAGGCACCAAAGCATTCGAGTATCACATCGACTGCCTGCCCGCTGAAGCGCAGAAAGTTTTACGTAAGCGCCTGACTCATCAGGTCCTGGAAGATGCACAACTGCCCGCCGTAGTTGAGCAGAAAGCAGTTAAAAACGTCGCCGTTCGCGATGAACTGGAGGTGATGGTCAAATGCCCGGAGCTGGCATTACGCGAAGTCCAGTCACTGACCGACAAGCAAAAGGCCATCGCTGATGCGCGGATAAGCGATTTTTTTGACGCTGTTACGTCCCCTTTAAAGACCATTAACAGCGTGATTAAAAAAATCCAGACTGTGCGTGCCACGCTGGTAAATACCCTGCTGACGTTCAAAAGTGATTCATTCTCCACAGTCGATAATGTTGTGTCACTGGCCAGCGAACCCGGAAAGTTTATCGGCGGGCTGGCAGAGGTGCTGGAAATCCACACGTCAGATGTCGGGCACGCGGTGCCGGTTCTGGCGCGTACTGATTCCGCCACCACGACCGGGCTGACCGGAGAAGACAGCGTCGCCAGTTCTGCGACCGTGATGACCTGCTGGAATGAGGTGATGGCAGATATGGATGAGCTGGTCGCGCTGCCGGTCGCACTGGTCAGCGGTGATAAAACGCCGTCTGTGGCACTTCCGCCGGATGCGTCCGTGGAAGACGTGCAGGACGTGAAAGCGGCTTATGCGGTTCTGGCGGCCTCAGAGCTGGCCAGTGTGGCGACGGCAGTACTGTCCGATGAAGCCCAGTCAGAACAGCTTATACCGGCGGATATCGGGCGACTGGTCGGGGATGTGCGCACCCGCTTACAGGCAGCCATTACGCTGTTCCGTGAACGCTATGAAGGCGAACGCGAACGGATAACTGAAACCGCATCACCACTGGGGCTGATGTACCCGGAAATCATTCAGAGCATGAAGAACGTGGCGGCATCCGTGCAGGATGTCGGCCTGCTGGTTCTGTCACGCCGCCCACCGCTGACGCAGAAACAGGTGCAGGCGGACAGCTGTCTGCTGTTGCTGGCGTGGCAGTGGTACGGCGATTACAGCCGTGCGGCAGAGCTGCAACGTCTGAACCCGCAGCTGCGTGACCCGAACAACATAACCGCCGGGATGGTGATTAATGCCTACGCAAAATAACGACGACAAAATCAGCCTGGTTATTGCCGGAAGGTCGCATTCTGACTGGAGCAGTTATCGTATTGACAGCGATTTCCTGAAACGGGAAATATATTTCCGCAGAACTGGTAGCCGAGGCTGACGTCATGGAAACCGTGAAGGCGTCAGCAGCGCGCGTTCTGGCACAAATCACCCCGTTGCAGGCATCAATGACGCTGTCAGACTGGGAGCGCGTGTATGACGTGGCACCACGTGAGGGCGCAACGCAACAGGAAAGGCGACAGAATATCCTGGTAAAAATGGCGGCGACAGGCGGGCTGTCAATTCCCTATTTTAAAAATCTGGCCGCAAGCCTGGGATACACCATAACGATAACCGAACCGCGAGCCTTTCGCACCGGGGTAAATCGTTGCGGTGACCGTCTGCTTATCCCTGAGATGCGCTGGGTATGGCAGGTCAATGTTATTGGTGCAAAAACGCCGGTATACCGTTTCAGAACAGGCGCATCTGCAACAGGTGAACCACTGACAGCCTTTGGTGAATCCATTTTAGAAAATACCTTTAAAGACCTTAAACCGGCTTTTACAGACTGTTATTTCACGTATGAGGATAAGCAGTAATGCAGAATTTAATGCCTCCGGTGAATACGCCGGATCAATTGTTTCACGATGGTGACCCGACTCAGGGCATTGAGGGCACTATTGTTTATGCAGAGCACATGAATAATCAGCAGGGGGCCATTCGCGACCTGCAACAGGAAGTTATTAATGTACTCAGCGAAGTTGGTATATCGCCGGACCCGAAAAAACAGAGTCAACTGGCTGAGGCGCTGTCTTTATATGTAGGGGAAAAAGTTCCTGACGCATCATTAACGAAAAAGGGCATCGTTCAGCTCAGCAGCGCAACAGACAGTGACTCAGAAGAACTGGCAGCCACACCAAAGGCAATAAAGGCGTTAGCACAAAAAATTACAGAATTACAGGGTACAGCTTTACCGGTCGGGACACCAATACCGTGGCCGTCTGATTCAGTGCCATCCGGCTATGCCTTAATGCAGGGACAAAGTTTTGATAAAGGTTCTTACCCTAAACTGGCCACAGCTTACCCGTCCGGGATTATCCCGGATATGCGGGGCTGGACCATTAAGGGAAAACCTGCCAGTGGTCGGGCTGTTCTCTCTCAGGAACAGGATGGCATTAAATCGCATACTCACAGTGCCAGCGCATCAAATACTGATCTCGGCACGAAAAGCACCAGCTCTTTCGATTATGGAACCAAAACGACATCCAGTTTTGATTATGGCTCCAAATCAACAAATTCAACGGGTGACCATGCACATTCGTTTGGTGTTTATCAGGGTGATTACGCGGGGGGGCAAGCCGCTGACGGTAATGAAACGCCGACAGGGACAAAATGGACGTCCACTAACGGTAACCATGCACACTCTGTTCAGATTGGTGCTCATAACCATACAGTAGGTATTGGTGCTCATACGCACACCGTTGCGATTGGTTCACATGGACACACCATCACCGTTAATGCTGCCGGTAACGCAGAGAACACCGTCAAAAACATCGCATTTAACTATATCGTGAGGCTTGCATAATGACGTTTAAAATGAGCGATAACGCACAAACCATTCGTGTATTTAATTATCTTGAAGATACAAAAGAATTTATCGGTAGTGGTGACGCTTATATACCACCTCATACCGGACTACCCGCAAACTGTACGGATATTGCGCCACCGGAAATCCAGGAAGGTTTTGCTGCTGTATTTAATAGCGATAGCCAGTCCTGGGACCTTGTAAAAGATTATCGGGGCAAAACGGTTTATTCAACGGAAACCGGAAATGCAGTCCCGATATCCGAACTGGGAGAACTTCCAGAAAATGTCACATTTATTGCGCCAGACGGAGAATACCAACGCTGGGATGGTAGCCAGTGGGTGACCGATGAAGAAGCAGAGCGTAATGCACTGATTAATCTGGCAACAGAAAAGAAAGCCAGCCTGCTAAAACAGACAGGAGAACAAATCGCAATCTTACAGGATGCTGTTGATTTTGGTGAAGCGACACCAGAAGAACAGGAGCAACTGACAGCTCTCAGAAAATTACGAATAAAGTTAAATCGAATTCAACCGGAAAACGCGCCAGATATTGACTGGTCAGACTTTGAATAAATCAGACAGCCGCCCGCAGGCGGCTTTTTATCATTCAGAGGCTTTATGTCTGTATTAATTTCAGGTGCGCTGATTAATGGCGCTGGCGTTCCGATGGCGGAATGCAAAATTTATTTAGATGCACAGGTTAATACCAGTGAAGTGGTTACTGAATCATTTGCGGTTATTGAAACCGATGCAGCGGGACAGTATGCCTTTGAAGCGCAAAAAGGCAAATACACCGTACACATCAAGCAAAAGAACGGCCCTAAGTGCTGCGTGGGTGATATTTCGGTTTACGACGACTCAAAGCCCGGCACACTGAATGATTTTCTGACCGCTCTCGATGAAGGCGACCTGAAGCCAGATGTGGTGAAACGATTTGAAGATTTGACAAGTCAGGCGCAACGAAGTGCAGATGTGGCAATATCAGCGACAAAAAGGGCAGAAGCGTTACTGTCTGAAATGCAGGGAATAGCCGGTAGTTTTCCCGGTTTGCGCTTTGAGAACTTTGATGACATCGTGAGTCGTTGCACTACTGCAATGTTAAAACTGGAACAACCCGAGGTTGTTGATACATCAATATCTTTAAAAATAAAAGAAAATATCGATTTTAATTATGTCGGTGCAGTTAACGGATATTGCGATATATCCGAACCGGAAAAATATAAAGTCTCCATGTATGCCTACACAACGGGAGAATATTTTAACGGCGACGCTAATTTGAATAGTGACGGAATTTTCTATTTCAGACGTTGCTGGACGGGAGCAAAACAGTTTCGTCTTATTCGGATTGAGGATAATGCGTGGCTCACAACGCTGGAGTTTCCACTGCTCATTCGTAGCTACTGGATGCCGGAGGACGCAGACCCCGAAGTGATCAGGGTGATGAAAGATCGGTGTTACACGTATGACCAGGCGCTGGCAGCACTGGCGTTGATGGTTCAGCGACATGAGGCTGTAGAAAGATACGTTGCGGGCTTGTGTGCGCTTGTTGATGAAAACGGTGGAGTAAAGTTTTTTGTTAACAGGCTGTCGGCCATGTCACCGCGTACCTATTACCGCCTGGGGAATGCGGCATGGGTTTATTATGCTCTTGCTTTTTATTTGGAGAAATACCCGGACGGAGCACAGATAAATATTGTTCGGGAAAAGTTGTTATCCGGCATCACCTGGCTGGATTCATTCCTGGTAACCACCCCCGGTGATTTACGTGAAGGTCTGTATAAAGGCGGCCTTGGTCGTTATGTAAATGGCGAATTTGACGCCAGTTTTGTTGCTGAATGGTGCGCACTGGAGCACAACGTAGATATCTGGTTTTTGTTTGAACTGATGGGGCGGCTGGGATTTGATGGTTTCACCAAACGTGCAGAAAAACTGGCGCAAAGCATCATCAGGGGGATGTGGGTGGAAGAAGAGGGACGATTCCGTCAGGGGGTGCATCCAACACACTATGACAACGCGGCAGCACTGGATCAATCTTCCTGGGGAGGATTGTTTATAGCCAATATAGATACCGGGAAAGCAGCAAGATGTCGTAAGTACATGGGGCGTTTTTTATTTGGCACGCGGGAAACAACAGGTTATACACCGTATCACCCTGACTACGGTTACAGTGGTCACAGTCGCGGCGTGTGGGTGGAAGGAACTGCGGGCGTGGCACTGTTTGAGCGCAAACTTGGTAACGAGCTGAATGCGGTGAATCTCATTGCCGCAATGGCTCCGCTTTGTGATGAATATGGTTATCGTGATTCTTGCGAGGACCCAACGTACGACGTGTTGCCTCCGTGGCCGTCAACAACAAACACAGCCTGGATCATTCTGACAGTACAACCGGATAATTTTTGGTTAGTGGATGCGCCAGAAATGGACGTGGGGATAATCCGCTACTGA